ATAAAAAGGCAGTAGAACTGAAAGCAGTGGATATCTTGGACTATTCAGAAGAACTTGAATACAGTCAGGATAGTAAGCTGGATTTTGATATACGAGACTGCCGAAATGGTGTGAATCATTTGATCTGCGGTGGAAGTGGACAGGGATTGGAGAGAGAAATCATCCATCTGTATGTTCAACAAGATGGTTCTATTGGAGATACGCAGTATTATTTTGGGCTAGACGAAAACGCTCAATTTTATGACTATGCAAATGCTGAAAGCACAGAAAAACTTCGCGAAGATGGAGAACACAGATTAAAAGAATTACAGAATTATAAAAAAATGAGCTTATCCGTAGATGATGTAGACCTGGAAATAGGAGACATCGTTGGAGGACGGGAGTATATAACCGGTACAGTAGTTAAAAAACCTATAATAAATAAAATTTTACAGAAAAAAGCTGGAATAATTTCTATTGAATACAAATTGAAGGGAGAACAGTAGTATGGGATTTAAAGCATTAACAGTAAACACAGCAGCAGAAGCAGCCGGACATATTTATGCGGAAGATGATGCAGCCATTTTTCAGTCAATGTTCGGAGGAGACGGAGTACTTAATATTGGAAATTGTCTGAAATCGACTGTTATAAGTAATAATAAAGTCCGCATTTCAGATGGTGTTTTAAGCGTCGGAGGACATATCGGAAGATTAAGTCATGCGGATTATCAGGATATGACGATTGAAAATGGTGCAACAGGATATAACCGCAATGATATTATTTATGCGAGGTTTTTGACCAGCGGAAATGTGGATTCCTTTATTTTGGCAGTAAAAAAAGGAACGGCGACAACGGGAACAGCTTCAGATCCTGCACTTGTTCAAGGAAATTTATATGAGGGTGCAGTAGAGAGGGATTATCCTCTTTATAGAGTGAAATTATCCGGGCTTTCAATTGCATCTGTTGACCAGTTATTTACCGTAATTCCTACGATACCGGATTTGAAAGCACAAATGGCAAAGGATAAGGCGGAGATAAACCAGAGTTTAATACCTAATTATGAAACAACTAAGACTGTTTTAAGCGATAATAGTAAAGCGTCTTATACTAAAAAATATGTGGTAAATAAAGATTCTTGGTTCGCTTGCAACCATCAAAGTTATAACGGATACAGTTGGGGTAATGTTTTTGTTAATGATATTAGAGTTGCAGGTTTCAGAGCAATGCCAATTGATGAAGCCCATTATGCTTATTCAAGCACAACTTTCTTTGCACCAAAAGGCTCAACAATAATAATTAACGGTGCGGGTGGAATGACTGTCAATGTATCAGAAATAGGATAGACTGTTTCATAATAAATATTGACAATTTAAATAGTGTATAATTCCCCTAAAATCTGGAACTCTGAATTAGCATCGAAAGCTGTTAATGTATACTATAAGCTGTCGAAAGAGTAATTATTTAACCATAATACCGGACACGAAAACAGTCGAATAATATGTATCACTGGTACTTGTTCCAGTCTCATTAATAAAATTGAATGTATACTCTCCTTTATCTAAATACTTAATGAATGTTGCTGTACCGGAGATATCGTCCCACCTTTTTGCAATTGGGATTGCTAATGTTTTTCGTGCGAGGAAAAAATTGAATGGTGCTTTAACAGACCAACTAGGATCGTTAGATGTGATACTGCTTCCTCCACAATGGCACACAGAAAAATTGAGTAAATACACACCAGGCGTATCGATATTTATTTTTACAGATTCTGATTCGCCATTTTTCAAATTAACAAATGTTTTATATGCTTCGATGTATTTGAAATTGCTCCCAGAGTTTAACTGAGTTAAACTCTGGTTTTCGAAATCGAAAAAATGGGCATAAAAAGAGCCGGATTAAATTCCGGCTTTCATAATTATGAGGAGTAAGAGCTATCAATGGGGAAAGTTTTTGTAGTTCGTCCAAAATCTTGATAGCTCTTAATAATTATTATAGTGGTTTTATTAAAAAATGTAAATTCGCATAATCAGAACATTTTCTTGAAAAATAAGAAAAAGTGTGTGCAAAAGTTTACACGATTTTGTGTTATAACTTAGTTAGAGAAAACCTGTTAAAGATGATTCTTTGACAGGTTTTTTAGTGTTAAAAATATAAAAAGAAAGGATGTGAAGTATTATGGCAATGGAATCCGTATCATTAGATCTAAACGGTCAAGTTTATACACTTGACTATGATTCTTCAACTAAAAAATGGAAAAAGACCGTTACTGCACCAACTGCAAGTTCTTATAACCAGACGGATCATGTTTATGCAATGACATTAAAAGCGGTTGATGTAGCTGGAAATGTTACTGTTATTGATAAAACAGATTCTGCATTCGGCAATTTAATGAAGCTGCGTGTTAAAGAAAAGGTTGCGCCTGCAATTTCTGTTATAAAGCCAAGTGCTGGTGCGTATCTGACGAGTCACACTGTATCGTTTAGTATAAATGTGACTGACAGCGGATCCGGTGTATCAAATTCC